ATAGTTAATATGTGTTTTAATTTAGGTGGTACTAGATTATCTAAATTTAAAAATATGTTAAAGGCATGTAGAGAACACGACTGGAAAAAGATGGCTGTTGAAATGGAAGATAGTAAATGGTTTACACAAGTAGGTCGTAGAAGCATTGAGTTACAAGAAGTAATCTTAAGTCAATGATGGTTCTATATACTGAGGACCAACTTGAAGCTGCCTATCATAGTTATAGGTTACATCAGTTAGGACAAGGTGTAGGATTTATGCAATTAGAAGATTTTAGAATACTATTTGAAGATTTAATGCAAATAATATACGAGGAATAAAATGAAAAATATATTAAAAAATATCGTAGGTGCTGTAGCCCCAACATTAGGAACTGCTTTAGGTGGACCTATGGGTGGCATGGCAGCTAATATGATAGCAGATGTTTTAGGAGTACCTAATAATCCTAAAGCTATAGAAAAAGGATTAGCAGAAGCTACGCCTGAACAGATGCTAGAGCTTAAGAAAGCTGAACAAGCTTTTGATATTCAAATGAAAGAGCTTGAAGTAGATGTATATAAATTAGAAGTTGCAGATACACAAGATGCTCGTAGTAAATTTGGTAAAGATTGGACTACAAGGATTATGGGTATGGCAACTATCGGTGGATTCTTAGCTTACATTTTTTTAGTAACACTACAACCACCAGAGCAAAACTCTGAGGCACTTATTAATCTTGTATTAGGTTACTTAGGTGGTCTAGCAAGTGCTGTAATATCATTTTACTTTGGAGCATCACAGGGTTCTAATAAAGACGATAAGTAATGTCTGATATAGTTGCAGTAATAACCGAAGTCGGTTTTCCTATTGCAGCAGCCCTAGGTTTAGGGATGTTTGTATGGAAACTTATCAATAGAATTATTGATGGCATGGAAACTAAACTAGATACATTAGATGAGAAAGTAAAAACAAGTTTAGATACGATGGAAGAAAGAGTATCTACTAAATTAGACACTCAGTATGGTATTATTGTAAGCTTAATTGATAGGATAAGAGCCATGGATAATCAGAGTATTAGACAAGATGTTCTTTTAAAAACATTATTAGGCGTACCAAACATGATAGATACAGAGAAAATAGCAAAGGCAGATAGAGATGACCAAAGAAAAGATTGATAATATTTGTTATGGATGCATGGCATTCTGGAGTATATTAGTTATGTTTATTTCAATACATAACTTATCGGCAGATGAGATGGTACATAAATTTAAAAGTCCTAGCTTTAGTGGTATAGGAACTTCTGCACATTATCTTACAATAGAGAACCAAGAGCATTTAAGAAAAATAACTATTAAAGAAGAGATTCAAGCTCTAAAGGACCAGATAGAAAGAGACAAAGAGAATACAACGCTTGCAAGATTTATAAGAAACTTAGAATCTAGAATATACGCACAGCTATCAAGACAGTTAGTAGAAAATTTATTTGGAGAAACTCCTAGTGATAGTGGTATATTAACTTTAGAGGGCAATACAATCGAGTATAGTGTTGTCGATGGAATAATAACTTTAACAATTACGGATTCAGATGGTAACACTACGACTATATCTTTGCCTATCGGTAGCTTTACTTTTTAGTGGCTGTGCAGTTTTAAATAATAACAGCGATTTAGTTTTAACAAAAAAGATACAGACACCTACAATTTTAGAATTACAGTCTAAAGAATTGTATGAATTACCGGCTGCCAAACAAAGACCTATCATTGCAGTATATGCAAATAGCTTTCAAGATTTAACAGGACAAAGAAAAAGCAATAGCAGCTTTGCTTTATTTAGTACAGCAGTTACTCAAGCACCAGAAGCTTTACTTATAAGAGCTTTAAAACATGCTGCTAACGGACAATTTTTTAGAGTTGTTGAAAGAGTAGGATTAGATAATCTTACCAAAGAACGACAACTAGTAAGGTCAACCAGAGAAAATTTTGAGGAAGATGCAAAGCTTCAACCTTTATTATTTGCAGGTCTTATAATACAAGGTGGAGTAATTAGCTACGACACAAATATTGAAACTGGTGGTGTTGGTGCTAGGTACTTAGGAATAGGTAGTAGCAAGCAATACAGGGAAGATGTAGTAACTATATCATTAAGATTAGTTTCTGTATCGACTGGTGAAATATTAATGGAGACTACAGTTTCTAAAAATATTTTATCAACAAGCATCTCTCAGGATGCATTTCGTTTTATTGAAATGGGCACCGAGCTCGTGGAAATAGAAGGGGGTATAGCTGAGAATGAGGCTGGTTCTATAGCTTTGCAAAAGGCAATAGAGTCAGGTGTATTTAATTTAATTGAAATAGGAATAGAAAGAGGGTATTGGGAATATGAAACATTTGAAATTAATGAGCCTAGTTGTGATGTTGACTGCATTGACGACATACGGGGCTGATAACGAAATATATATTGACCAGTCAGGAGACACAGCTAATATAGATTTAGAACAATTAGGTTCTGCTAATATTATAGGTGGCTTACAGTCTACAGCAGGTAATATGACACCATTGGATTTAGATGGTAGCACTTTAACTCTTGACATTAACCAAATTGGAGATAGTAATAAATTCTTAGGAGATATCTTAGGAGATAATATTACAGCTTGGTTTGAGTTTGATGGCAACAGTAATGAATTTACTATACAGGTTGACCCGACTGATACCTATGGTGCAGATAGTTCAGACTTTAATGTCGATGTTACTGGGGATAGTAATGACTTTACATTAGATGTAGCAACAAGTTCTATGGCAAGTAATACTGACTTGGACTGGATTATAAACGGAAGTAGTAACACATTAGACTTTGATATAAATTATGATGGTGGTACTTCTTATGTTGATGTTGATGGAGATAGTAATACTGTTACCTTTACAGGTAGTGGATATGCTGGTGGGTACTTTTACCTAGACCAAACAGGTGATTCACGAACTTTCAATATACAACAACTGAGCACTTTAGATAATGACTGGCTTAAAATTCAATCGACTGGCGATTCTGGTACTGTTTGTGTTATCCAAAACGATGGTGGCACAAGCGTCGGATGCTAGTATAGGAAATATAACTGAGTTAAAAGGAGAAGGCAGAGTAGTAAGGGAACAAGCTCCTTATGATGCTGCCTTATCTTTAGATATAGAAAGCTACGATAATGTAGAAACTTCTAATGGAAGGATGGGTATTACCTTCCTTAACAATACACAAGTTCGCTTAACAGAACATTCAGAATTAGTTATTGACGAATTTATATATGACCCAAATCCATCTAAATCTAAGATGGCTCTTCAATTTACTAGTGGAACTGCAAGGTTTATCACAGGTAAATTAAATAATATTAATAAAGAAAACATATCTATTAGTACGCCAAGTGCTAATGTTTCTATTAGAGGAACAGACTTCACCTTAACAGTTAATGAGCTAGGTGAATCTTTAATTATATTATTACCTAAAGCAGATGGTACCCCTAGTGGAGAAATCTTAGTAGCTACAGGAGCAGGAGAAGTAATTCTCAATAGACCTTATCAAGCTACGACAGTTTCTATGTTTGAGACTGAACCATCTAAACCAGTTATATTAGATATAACTTTAAATTTAATAGACAATATGTTAATTGTCAATCCACCGGAGGAAACAACAGATGTTTCTGGACAATATTCAGAAGCTGGTAGTAGTAATATACTTGATGTCGACTATCTTGAGTTTGAAGACCTTGATGTAGACTATCTTGTAAGTGATGATTTAGAATTTACAGAGTTAGATATAAATTATTTAGATGTAAATTTTCTTGAAGACCTTCTTGATATTATTGAAGATATAAATGAACTTGACCAAACAGAAACGATGCTTCAAGCAGACCTAGACTTGAAAGGCACATCTATGGGTTTTGATTCTAATACTCAGGTTAATACTTTTACTACTGATAATGTTCTTACATTTTTAAAATCATTAGAAGATACTATAAGATTAGATTTAGATAAGTCTGCTTCTTATACTGTTATCTTAATACAGAATGGAAAGAGCACACAGATTTTAGTCAATGGTGGAAGTTCCTCAACTATAAAAATTAAACAAAGTAATTAAAATGAAATGGGCAATTACATTATTAGGGTTACTCACACTACCATTACTATTTAATTTTGGTCCTCTAGAAGTATTAAGACTTAAAACTTTTGATGCTCTTGTTACAACTCCAGAACCTAGTGGCTATTTTACAATACTTAATATAACAGAAGAAGATGTACAAGATAGAGGTGGCTATCCTTTTCCAAGACAGGACTTAGCTGAGATACATATAGACCTTTTAAATGAAGGAGCAACAGGAGTAGGATGGGTTATCCTTTTTCCACAGGCAGATAGGTTTGGTGGTGATGAAGCTTTTGCTGAGGCATTAAAATATAGAACAAGTATATTAGCTATGCCTGAATTTAATAATGGTATCTACCCAGAAACTCATGGTACTGTTATACTTGGACCGGATGTAAACTTACCTAAAGCTTCCGGATTTTTAGAGAACATAGAAGAACTTACAGAGGTTGCAAGTCAAGGTGCTGTATCTGCACAAGTAGATGTAGATAATCTTATAAGAAGATTACCTTTATTACAGCAAACACCAGAAGGATGGGTGGCTTCTTTTGGTACAGAAGTTTTAAAAGGATTGGTTGAAGGTACAACTTATCAAATTAAAACAAATGAAAATGGTATAGAACAAATAAGAGTTAGAGGATTACCTCCTATATCTACAGATAGTTTAGGTCGTAAATGGATTAGCTGGGTGGACACACCTCAAACTACATTAGAAGAAATGAATGTAGCAAATAAGTTTGTATTTGTTGGAGTTACTGCTGCTGGTGTAATGCCACAATTAGCTACACCAAATGGATTACTAGAGCCTCATAAGATACAAGCTGCTCTTGCAGAAAGTATTTTGATTGACTCTCCTTCTATACCCGACTACAGATTATTTGTTGAATTATTTATATTATGCTTATCAGGATTATTAATAGCTTTCGTAATAAATTATTTTGGTATAACCTTGGGTTTATTCTTAGCCGGAATGTCAATGCTATCGATAACTGGGGCAGGTTATTATTTTATATCGCTAGGATATTTAATTGATGTAACATGGAGTTTAATAAGTATGACACTTATTGCAACTCAACAATTCTATTTAAACTTTAGAACTCAATTCAAACTAAGACAACAAATTAAAAAACAATTCGGAACTTACTTGTCTCCTGATATGGTTGCCATGCTTCAAAAGAATCCAGAGCTTTTAAAGTTAGGTGGAGAAAGAAAAGAAATGACATTCCTCTTTACAGATATCATGGGCTTTACTCCGGTATCAGAAGTCTTTAAAAATAATGATGACCCCGAAGGCTTAGTAGAATTAATTAATACTTATCTGGATAAGATGACAAAGATTATACTAGCTAATGGTGGGACCATTGATAAATATATGGGTGATTGTATCATGGCTTTCTGGAATGCTCCTCTACCTTGTGAGAATCATGCAGAGTTAGCAATTAAATCTGCTATAGAAATAGAAGAAGCTACATTAGAACTCAACAAACAATTTAAAGAACAAGGTTTAGACTTACCACCTATCAATGTAGGAACTGGAGTAAACTCTGGAACTTGTATTGTTGGTAATATGGGAAGTGAAACTAGGTTTGATTACTCTGTTGTTGGGGATGCTGTAAACTTATCAGCTAGATTAGAAGCAACTGCTGGTAGAAATGATTACAAACAATGGAAGATTATTATATCTGAATATACTAAAGAGTTAGCAGAAGATTCTTTTGATTATGAAAAGATAGATAGTATCTTAGTTAAAGGTAAGTCAGAACCTATAACAATTTATTTCCCAAAACTCTTGACAAATAAGCAGTAGACTATATACTATAATAAGAGTGTGCGAAAGGTCGGCACTCATGAACTTGCTTTAACAAGGAGTTAATATGACAAACATAAAAGCATTTGGACAATTCAGTCCGTTCTCAGTTGGGTTTGATGAAATGTTTAATACATTACAAAGAGCATCAATACCTAAATCAAACTATCCACCTTACAATATTCTTAAAAAAGGTGAGACATATTTTATTGAAATAGCAATGGCAGGATTTAGTAAGTCCGATATTGATATTGAAATAGAAGATAATACTTTAACTGTATCTGCATGCTATGGAGATAGAGAAGATGATATAGAATTTATTCATAAAGGAATTTCTGAAAGGGAATTTTGGAAATCATTTGCTCTAGCTGAGTATGTTGAAGTTAAAAAAGCTAAGGTTGCTGATGGAATATTACTTATCGAACTAAGTAAAAACATTCCAGACGAGCAAAAGCCTAAGAAAATTAAAATTTCTGGCTAAAAATAGCTAAATGCTCTCAGAGCCACACACAAGCTCGTGGTTGAATTTTATGTCTTTCTGGACATAAGGTATTACTTAACAGCTCTTCGTTCAACCACGGGCATTCTGTGATGTCGTTTTTCAATTAGTCAGTCATTTTCCTAGCATTTATATGATTTTCTATATCAGAGTGTATCGCATCTAATTTTGCTGTACCTTCTCTCATAATTACCTGTAATAATTCATACTCATACTTCTTTAAAAACTTTTTTAACTTAGTAATATCAGTTGTAGTTCTTTCTGTTATTAATTGTCCTGACTTATTGTATAGGAATTTATATCCTAATAGGACAGCTTCCTTCTTTTTCATAATTGTTTCCTTAATTTAGTTGTACTAAAATTGTGTTTTCTTTTATTATAATAAACATCTATACCTCTTTGCTTACAGATATCTCTACCAGTAAATAGTTCTTCTTTATATTCTTCCCCAATTATTCTCACATCAATAGGTAGTGTATTAAATATATCTTCTAATTCTTTTTCTGTATGATATACTATTGTATCATCTACCCACTTAACAGCTTTGACTTGGAGTTGTCTTTCAACAATACTTTGAACTGGCTTATGTTTGTTAGGTCTATCAGTTGAGGGGTCTGTTTGTATAGCGACTAATAAATAATCACAAATCTCTTTAGCCTCTTCAAACATTACAACATGTCCTGCATGAAGTAAATCAAAAGCACCACATGTTATTCCTCTAATCATCATCTTCACTTAGACTAGCAAATGATATGGTATCTTGTCTTCCTCTAAGACCTGCCTTCATATAAGTTGTAGCTCTTCCTTCAAAGAAGTTCTGATGTTCTACTCCCATAACTTCATCAATCCATTCTAACGGATTTTCTCTTTGGTCATAGTTTGTTTTCAATCCTAATTGAAGTAGTCTTCTATCAGCTATGTATCTATTATAAGCATACATATCTTTCTTAGTTAATCCCGGCAAGTCTCCCATCTCAAATACTAAATCAAGAAACTTATCTTCAAGCTTAACCATCTGTCTACAGATTTCATATATCTCTTTCTTAAAATCATCAGTCCATATATCTGTGTTCTCTTTTATAAATTCTCTAAAGAGTTTAGTCATAGCTTCAACATGTAATGATTCATCACGAATAGAATAAGTAACTATCTGTCCCATACCTTTCATCTTTCCAAATCTTGGGAAGTTTAATAGGATAGCAAAGCTACTAAATAATTGTAGTCCTTCTGTAAAAGCTGAATAGACTGCTAAAGTTTTAGCAATATTTCTTTTGTTAGATTTAGTTGGTTTAAACTTACTAACATAATCATGCTTGTCTGCCATCTCTTCGTAGTCAGCAAAAGCTTTATACTCTATATCAGGCATCCCTACTGTATCAAGTAATAAACTGTAGGCATGTTGGTGTATTGATTCCATATTAGCAAATGAACTCATCATCATTCTTGCCTCTGGTTTTTTAAACATAGGCATATACTTATCTATATATCCACTAGCAACATCAACATCAGATTGTGTGAACAGTCTGAATATTTGAGTAAGTAAATTCTTTTCTACATCTGTAAGTTCTTGCCAGTCTTTTACATCTGTGTGTAGTGGTACAGATTCCGGCATCCAATGCATTTGATTCTGTAATACATAGTAATCAAACATCCATGGATATTCAAATGGTTTATAGTAATCTCTGGTTCCCAACAAGCTCATAATCTAACTCCTTTAATATTTTAATATATTCTACTGCTTCTGCATATTCTTTAAATAATTTATCAATAGTCTCAACCACATCAGGGTGGTCAGCTACTGCAACTGGGTCACTAAGATATAATTTTAAATTAGTCTTAGCTATCGTTCTTTGTGCTTTGTATTTTGATTCCAAAGCCTTAAATAATTCTCCGTTCATAATTTTTCCTTAGCCTTCACAGGCAATACATTCCACTTCATCTAACTTTATTCGTGGAACTTTAATATTTACATTCTCTACATTTCTAGCTGCGTTAGACCTAAAGTAGTAGAGTGACTTAAGTTTATTCATACCATACCAATGAACATCATTAACATACTGCATATATTCATCATGTATAGATTGTTCTTCTGTTGCTTTAGGTAAAGTAAAGAACAGATTAACTGACTGTGCTTGACATATATATTGTTGTCTTTGATACGCATGTTCAACTACCCATATCTGATTTAATTCATTAGCTGTTTTAAATATTTCTTTCTCTTCGTCAGTAAGAATATCAAGATGTTGAACTGAACCTTCTTTAGCTGATATGTCTTTCCAAATGTCTTCAAGTTCTTTTACCTTTAATCCTTTTGACTTTAATATCTTTTCTAAGTATTTGTTCCTAACTTGGTAACTACCTGATAAAGTTTTGTGTGTATATGCATTAGCACGATAAGGCTCAATGCTAGGGGAAGTCCCACTACAAATAATCCCAGAACTAGCATTAGGAGCAATAGCAAGGAGATGAGCATTACGCTTGTGCCTACGAGGTAGGTCAGGACATTCACCCCGTAGTTCAGCAAGTTTCCTAGTAGCATCATCGGCATTTGTTTTGATGTGCGAAAACGCTTTATGATTAAAGCTAGTGGCAAATAAACCTTCAAACGATATATCCTTAGACTGTAAGTAAGCATGGAATCCCATTGCTCCCAAGCCCAACGACCTTTCCCTATAAGCAGAGTATGCAGATTTTGCATAACCTTCTTTACCTTCTCGTATATAATTTTTAAACCTTTTAAAATTTGCACCATAACCTCCTAGCTGTGATGTGTCTACTGCATTCTCAATATAATGTTCTATTACATTGTCAAGCATAGTTATTAAATCTTCAATGAACTGAGTATCTTTGGACCAATCATCAAAGTATTCTAAATTAACAGAAGATAAACAACATACTGCTGTCCTTTCTTCATTGGTAGCAAGAGTTATCTCTGAACATAAATTACTTTGTCTTATCTTTAATCCTAAATCTTGTTGTTCTTTAGGTAAAGCATCATTACATGTGTCTATGTTTATCATATAAGGCTCACCTGTTTCTGCTCTAGCATTTATTATCTGCCACCATAAATCTCTAGCATTAATTATCTTAACAGCCTTATTAGTTTTAGGGTCAATCAATCTCCAATCTTCATCATTCTCTACAGCTTGTAGAAAAGAATTAGTTATGTTAATTCCATTGTGTAGATTTAAACATTTTCTATTTATATCTCCACCAGATTCTTTACGCATGTTTATAAACTCTTCAATCTCTGGGTGAGATATATCTAAGTATGCTGCATAACTTCCTCGTCTTGTAGTGCCTTGATTAAAGGCTAGCATTTGTGAATCTACAACATGCATGAAGGGGATTGAACCAGTAGAACGACTACCATGAGTAGTAGGTATACCATTACTCCTAACATCTCCCCAATATCCACCAATACCTCCACCTGAACTTGCCAACCATATATTCTCGTCATAGTGAGAAGATAAACCATCCCTACTATCAGGAACATAATTAAGGAAGCAACTGATAGGAAGCCCACGAGTTGTTCCCCCGTTACTAAGTATAGGAGTGCTAAACATGAACCAACAGTTGGAACTGTAGCGATAAAGTCTTTGAGCCATTTCATAATCTGTTTTCCCCTTATATGTTGCACCAAAAACTGATGCTCTTGCGAATGCTTCTTGGGCATGTGTCTCACCATTCCAGAAGTATCTATCTTTTAATGTATCTAAACTGAATTTATCAAATTCGTTTTCCTTATCATAATCTATTTCTATTCCTAAGTATTGTTTCTTTCCAATCTTATCTTCCAACATCATTGTCATTCTCCTGTGTTTAAATATTTCGTTGATGCGTCATGTATGTGCAACATTATTATAGCATAATGTAATATCTTCATCAAATCTTTTCTATTATATCCATCTTTATTACCATATCTTTTAGCATACTTCATTATATTGCCCATGCAAAAACCTGCTCCATGTCCTGAATCTATAATTACATCTGTTGCCTGATATTTATCTGACGCATAATGTTCTGAATAAGTATCATCAATATAGTCTTGTAGTTCTTCTACTAATTTATGTTCATTAAATTTATACATCATCTAAAATGCCTCCCTTCAACCCAAGCTACTAAAGTTTTTCTAGTGCCTGCTGTTACTGGTGTTACTCTATGTAATAAAAACGAAGGGAAAATTAAAATAGTTCCTTTCTTTCTTAAAGAATCTTGTGGTAATGCTGAACCTGTCCCATCATTTAATTCAAAATCACCACCCACATATTCACTACCATCTGAAAGCTGAACAGTTATACTTAGCTTCCTATGAAAAGCATTAGGAGTTTCAATGAATGTATCAATGTGCCAATCATAATAATCTCCACCTGATTCATACTTAGTATATTGAACACTATCTAAATAACTCACATCAAATGCAAAGTTCATTCTATTAGCTGAATTAATATAATTCCACAACCTTGATGAAACATAATTCCATAATTGTAAGTGTTCACTATTCCAAGATTCTATGAATCCTGTTTTACTTTTTCTTATACTATCTTTAACAAGACCATCACTTACATCGGTAGTTTCACCAACGATAGCATCATTTATATTTAGTATTTTTTCTGCTTCTGAATTAATATAATCACAATCATAATCACTTAACGCATTTTCAAAAATCATATTCGATTTCATTCTTCCTCCTTATACCTCTCTCCATTAAATATACATATAAAATATAATCCTAAGTGTCCAGTATTAAATACTTGATGGAACTCTCCATCTTCAATTAAGATTAAATCACCTTCTTTTATTTTAAATCTTTCATAATCTACTTCCATTTCTCCATGACCTTTAATAAAGAAATAAACTTCTTCTTGTCCAATGTGTCTATGTCCATTCGTAGATTTATTAGCTCTTAAAAATGTGCTACTAACTACTAAATTTTTTAAGAACTTATTATCTTTAACTAAATAAGTAGAGGTATCTTTTATTATATCTCCCTCTATATTATTAATAGATAATACTTTCATTACTTCCACTCATCAGGTAAAGTTTCTTCACTATACCATCTAAAGTTATTAGCTTCTGCCCATTCAGCATGGGTTCTTTTAGTTCCATCTTTTCTTTTCTTAGCTTGTGGCATAGGAGCATATGGTTTTTGAAATAAAAACACTAACTCATAAGCTTCTACTAATTCATTGAAAGCTTCTCTTATCCAAATGTATTTACTATACTCAGCATAATCCCAGAACCTACCCTTAGCTTCTAGTAATATTATTTTACCATCAATAGTCTTAACAAAGTCAGTCCTATATGTATGTGATACTGTATAATCTATAGTTGAATCATGATGCTTCCATCCTTTAAGAACTGATTTATGAATCTCATATTCCCATCTACTATCATATCCTTTAGGGACATTAACTTTCTTTGGTCTAGGTTTTCTTGGTTGTCTAGCCATCATAGTCCTCTGGAAAATAGTTCTTAGAAAATTTCCAGTATGTTAATATACTATTAAACATCTGTAAATGTTTGTGATGTGTAGACTCATCCCATATATGACAAGCAATTAAACTTGTATCTGCTCTATCAACAAAGATAGAAACTCTTTTAGGTAAGTTTACAAAACCACAGCCCTGTGCATAAGCAGACAACTGCATGCCATGTTCATCATATACTAATTTAGCAGGGTCTTTACCTTCTAAGTTATCTTTAGTTTTAAAATCTACAAAGATACCAGACTTAGAATATAAATCTATCTTACCACCATAACCTAAGTCAGCACAAAAAGAATCCTCTGCTATCCATTCTTCATCAGGAAAATTCTCATCAAGCCATTTCTTAATTACCTTGTATGGTTTGGTTTTACTTTTACCTAAGAAACCTTTCTCAATTAAAGCATGTATTCTAGTTCCTTCTTCCGAAGCTTTGATACCTACCTTCTTAGAATCTTCCATACATCTATAAGTATAAGCTTTGTCTGATTCAGAATCTTTCTTTTCTAAAGTTAATACTGAATTTATAAGCTGGTTCATCTTCCAGTTTTCTAAAGCAGGCTTTGCTATCATGCCCATTATAGTAGTAACAGAAGGAACTAACCCTAAATTTTTAGCATCTCTTAAAGTAGTGTTTCTTTCTTTACCATTAGCACCAATAAGAGTATACATCGGCTCTCCATCCTGAGCATACCAATGTCCTGACTCGGACTTAAACTTATTATAGTTATCTGATTTAGGTTTGTCAATCTTCTTGGTCATTATCTAACTCCTTAAA